ATGACAAGGCCCTGGAGCGACCGTTGGGCGAGCGCGAAGAGCTCCTTTCTCGATCGACGGCCTATATCGCGCATTCCATGGTCCGCGATCCGGCGCATCGGACAGTCGCGCCTGTTGTCCCTAACGATCGTCGTTCCGTTTCTGGGCTCTGTCATTCTTTTCAACCAAGCCGTGGTCGATGTATTGACGCTGTCGCCCGAGCTGGTTCGGCGCTGGCTTCATCTGGACAGCCAAACCGAACAGGTGCACACGATTGCGCACAATCTCACGCTTTCGCGACTGTATTATGTTTATTTTGGACTGAGCTTCTTAGGGTTTGGGTCGTCGCTTTTCGCTTTGTTCTGCCCGACCATTGTTAAGGACCATAGTTCCGCGACGCATTTTCAGGCCGCTGAGATCAATTTAGCAAGCAAGCCGCGAATCCATATTCTGCTGAGTGATGCTGCCCGAGAAGCATATTTTTGGGATTGGGATTGGCCTGATGGAGATGACGTTGTCGCGTTCAAGACTTCGATGATCGTTAGGCGCGCAGGCCTGCCCGTGGACTTTCGTGTTCTCTTCCATCGGGTCGTTGGAGAGGTCTACGCTGAATGGTGCCGGCGAAACTCAAAGAGGGAGGAGGACGACCATTCCGATTATCAGAATGTGCGAGGTATGCCGTGGCCATGGAAAATCGGACGTGCAATCGCGTATCCTAAGCACAGGCCTGAGACGTTTTTTGCTGATGAAATGCTCGATGCAGCCTACGAAGAGGCGACACGAGCCGATGTCCTCGCTTTAGCGTATATGGCCTACGATAACACGAAGCCAGTTTTGAGGGTCTGGACAGTGGCTTTTTACGGGATTGGATTCAGCCTACTTCTCATTCCCACAGTTCAAACGTTCTATTCAGTGCTCCGCAGCTTTATCGCCTAAAGGCAATGGTAACCCTAAGCGCTCCACACTTTCAATGCATCGCTGGCAAGTGCGGCCTGACGCTCCTCTATTTCATCAGGGCCCCACTTGTTAAAGCTGGCGATCTCCGAAGTGATGGAAAGAGGGCATTCCTGGTAAATAGGTTTCTTGGCAACGAACGCCTTATTGGCGATTTCTCCGTTAACACTGGGCTCTAACAGGGTCATGTTGCCAAGGCGTCGAGAGAACGCCTGCACGACTTCTTCGGTGACATTCCATGTTGTGTCGGGGTGCAAGGGCATGATGTGTTCAAGATTGAAAACTGTTGTGTCTTCAAGAGTCCCCCCGAGTTCGGGATTTTGATCGCCTTTCCGACAGAGCTCAATTGAACGCAGGTAATATCTCGCGAGATGCTTTTTCGAGATCCGTGCTCGTCTTAGTCCCTCAGCAAACTCTGCGTCGGTTTTGACAATGCCCTTCATCCGCTCGGCCAGCACGGTAGCCTTCTTAATGTCGCCGGTGGTGATTTCTTTGGCTCGCAGGCCATAATGGCGATCAAGCACGCCGCCTCCACCGCCCCCAGCGATCAAGAAGCGAACTGACCAAGTGAGACAAAGCTTGAGGGCGGACCTCGCTTCGCTGGCAGCGAAGTGTGTAACTATGGCTAATAGCAGCGGACGAATTTGCTCGATCTGAAGAATACGCGTCATGATGTAGATGTACGCCCGGGTCTGCTGATCGAGCGAAGACCAACCAGCATGCTCCAGCGGCGAGAAGAGTGCCGCGTAATCGACCGAGTAAGTGGCCAAGGCGTTCGCCATGTCCACTGCCTGCTGTCTGCCGGTGATTTTCTCCCGAATGCGGTCTGCCAGCTCTTTTTCAATGGTCGGTCCATTCTGCGAAATCCAATAGTGACGCAGGAACGTCAGCAAGAGGTCATCAACATCAAGCGATTCCAGGATGCTCGCCATATTGGCCCATTTTGGCGCCACTTCACCGAGTCGGTCCTGGGCCTTGCCGAAGAGATAATTCTTTAAGATGTCGGCCTGAGAGGCCCTTAGACCGCGATCGTTGAGCGTTTCGAATAACGTATAGGCGTTGAAGCTGTCTGGAACGCGAATTTCGATGATGACTGCGTTTTCTCGGAGAAAAGCTACCCACTCGTACAGCCGCTTTGCTTGGTCGGCCTTTGCGTAGGGCTTGATAACGTTTTGAACATGCTCCTTGCAGATTGCGATGGCTCGCGAAATGCGATGATGGGAATCAGTGTTCATTGCGGCGGTGCCGCGACCTGCGCTATCTGGCGCAAGCAGTGAATTTTTCACGAAGAAATCGTTGTCTTCCACGTTCAGTCTAAGCTTTGGGACGTGCTCGCCAGTGAGCTCGTCGAATTCTAGCAAGAAATTTTGAGTATACTTCTGAGAAGCTTCCTTCTCATTAGGCGACCCAGCGAAAAGGTGATCGCGGATCGCTGAAATCAAGATGGCCGTCGTGGCGAGCCTCTGTTGGCCATCCGCAACCTCCCACGTCGTGTCAGCGGTTTGTGTCAGGACGATAGTGCCCAAAAAATACGTCTTGTTCTCACTGGCAATCGCATTTGAGAAGTCTTCGAGCAGCGTGCGGACATGGTGGTCCTCCCACGCATACGACCTCTGGTTAAGAGGAACTCGCAAGGAGTGCCGGTTTAGTACCGAGCCAACTCCGGATTCACCGATCGCGATGCCGATTCCGCCGCCCGCCATTCGTCCTCCTCGCAAAAGCTCTGTACGACCCGGAGGCCGAGGCTTTGCCGAGCATGTATTAGCAAAGTCAGACATCCTGGCGGAAGAGGGGTTTCTCAGTTTGATTCGATAATTTGGCGATATGCTTCCGCGCCCGATCAATCGGGCTGTCGCGCCGCCGCGCCTCCAGCTCCTGTTCCAGCCGATCGAGGAGCGGTGCATATTTCTCGCCGTGCTCGAGGATGATCTCCGAGACGAGTGCGATGTCAGCGAGAAGCTGCGCCTCGGTGATCATGCTCTCGGCTTCCGGCATTCCTCGTCGCCGACTGCCCGGCAGTCGGGCATAGGCCGTTCTCGGTCTCACTCGTGTCACAGCGCCGCCCCGGGCGGGTGCCCTTCTCGATGGTGCGGACGCAATCAAACATGCGGGCGACTATGGCCTCGCATTCGCCGAGGCCGATGTGCTGCACGCCGCGGGCGTTGAGGTCGCGCCAGAGCGCGCCGGCCATGATGACGCTGACGCCGCTCATGTAGCCTCCGCTTTGTGGTGAAGCTGCTCGCCCGGATCTCCGCGCGGCCGCTGGCGATCAGGCGATCGGCGACGCCGTCACTGATCCGCCGCGTTCCGAACCGCCAGCCGCCGCGCGTGCGCCGCTCGAAGGGGCTGAGTTCGAGCAGGCGAAGGAAATAGGTTTCGGTGTGGGTATTGGCGCGCGTGCCCAATGGTCACGCGCTCCGGATGACGGGCGTGTCCGCCAGCGGCGCCTCGATCGCGACGGCGACGAAATGGCGGCTGGCGAGAAGCTTTCGCCAGCGCATGTCGCGGGCGGAGATCGTCGTAGGCGGCGGAAAGGGCAGTTCGCGGTCGACGCAGACGCCGCAATCCGGGCAGCCGCAAACGAGGAGCAGGTCCGGGAAATAGATGCACATCAGGCCGCCGCCCCGTTCTGCCTGCTATAGGCGAGGCTGCGGGCTGCGTCGGTGTGTTCGAAAATCTGCGACTTGCGCCAGCCCATGCGCATCAGATCGGGCAGGGCGGCGCCGTCGCTGCGAGTGGTGAGGACGATGAAGTCGTCGGCGAGCTGCGCAATCGCGGCGGCGCCCTCGAGACCAGCGCGGGCCGCAGGCAGCGCCGCTGGAGCGATCAGCGCGGCAATGCGCTCGCGCTCGATCTGGGCGGCCTCGGCGGCCGCGGCTGCGTCCTGGCGAGCCTTGCGGTTGGCCAGCAGCGCGTCGAGTGTGGCCTGGCGGTTGAGGCGCTTGCCGCGCATCACCGGCTCGGTGCGCGGGCATCCCTTGGCACGGACATCGGCGAAGCGGCCCTCGGCGCGGATGTGGAAAAAGCCGTGCAGCTTCAGTTGCTGGTCAAAGGCGGCGGCGGTCAGGTCGTTTGGACGCGGCACGGCTGCAGTCTCCCGTGAGATGTTTCACGGGAATAGTAATGCAAATTGCATTACTCCGTCAATGCGTATTGCATTAGTCGATTTTTGGGGGGGCTTCGCTTATGGTCCGATCCTCACTTGGGCACCATGTTCTTCACGGCGGCGGCCCACTCGATGCGAACGTCGAGGATCGGCGGTTCAGTCTGGGATAGCAGGTGAAACAGTCCGCGCGACTTGCTGCGCTGGATCTTCTTGATCAGGATTCGACCGTCCTCGATGCCGACGACGCAAAGGCGGTTGATCAGGTCCGTGGTGACTGGCCGGCGGACATCGTCATAAAAGACCAGCCATCGATCAAAGAATGATCCTAGGCTGTCTCCCCGGATCTCCACCGCGACCGTCTCCTCGGTCGTGCCGTTCGGGGCAGGGACCTCGTCGAGCGGCGCATCGTTCGCGAAAAAGTGGGTCTCGGCGCCGGCGCCGACGTACCCGACCAGGGCGACATAGCGCTGCTCGCTCGCCGGTATCTTGGCCGGCCGCCGCTCTTTCGGGCCTTTCCCGGTCAGCAGCCATTCCAGGCCGACGTGGAACTTCCGCGCATACTTGTCTGCGGCGTCCCGTCGAAACCCACGGGTGCCGTTTTCGTGCTGGGCGTAAGTGACCTCTTTGACGCCTAGAGCGTCGGCCGCAGCCCTTACCGTGCCGAACCCGGCTTCTTTCCGGGCTGCGGCCAACCTTTCATGCATTTCAGCCATGAATGCATTTTGCATTGGGTTGTAATGCGAAAGGCATTGACGTGAGTAATGCAAAACGCATTGTTGTGTCATGGACGGGGACATGATTCGGCGTGCTCGGGAGATCGTCGGCGAGAGCCAAGCGGCTTTCGGCGCGCGTTTCGACGTCGACCAGAGCACCGTCCATCGTTGGGAGACCAAGGGGCCGCCGACGCGCGGTCCCGCTCGCCGCGCGCTTGAGAGTGAGATCTCGCGTATCGGGGCGCAGTCCGCGCCGGGCATGGCTTAGGGCGGTTTGTCATGGGGCAGAAGGCTACGGGCAAGCCGGCGATATCGCCAACTCTCGCAGGGGGTGAAGTCCCCGCCAGAAAGGGGCGAAGTTCACCCTCCTGGCAGCCCGTCCTGCAATTCCTGCAACGCCGTTTCAAGGTTGGTTTTGCTTGGGAATTGCACGTTCGGACGGGCCGGCATCCCGACGTTTGTAAATCGTGGAAAACCGGAAAGCACGCGCCCGACGCCGAGGCTTTGATCGCCTTGATCAACTCGGACGTCGGTGACGACGTCATCCGCATCCTGACCCGCAACAATACGCAGGCGTGGGCCAAGGCGCTCCGCCGCACGCACGAAATCGCAAAGCTGCGCAGCCTGCAGGCCGACACCGAGCGGCGCCTGGCTGCCCTGGAGCGGGGGCTCGAACCATGATCGAGGACGTCGTTGCGCGTATCGCAGATCCTGACGATCTGCGCTTCCTGATTATGCTAGCGGCCGTGCTGATCGTCGGCGTGCTGGCCGTTGTGGCCGGCGCGCAGATGCTGCCGTGGGACGCCGATGGCGGATTCGGCTTTCGCTGGGCGAGGCGGCGATGAAGGTCGCGCGCGCCATCCTGTTCGGGCTCGACCGGCGCGTGATCGTCGGCGCCGTGCGCGTCGTCATCACCGATGCCGCTCCGAAAATCATCCTGCTCGGCGCCGACGCCTTCCTGCCGATGCCCGTGCCTCCCGGTTGGGACGCCAAGGCTGTCTTCGCCTACGGCCAGGAACTGCCCTTCCGCGCTGATGAGGGCCGCCTCGAGGTGGTGCCATGACCGGCAAGATTGTCTGGGCCGCCTGGCATCCGCGGCACGGCTTCGAGATCCCGCATTTTTACGACGGCGCGGTCGCTTTCGCCGATATCGACGACGCGGTGCGGCTCGTCCGCACCCTCAACGCCGACGACAAGACCAACAACCGCAATGGCTGGCGCGCGGTCAAGACCATGCTGGTGAGGGCGCCATGATCGGCCGCACCATCGCCACCACGCAGATGATTGCCGATGCCGCCGCGCGTGCGCTCGACAATGGCCACGATCTCAAGACCTGGACCGCGCACCGCATCGCCCATGACCTGATGCGGTACGACGCCGATTTCGAGGGCTGCGATTACACGCAGCTGGTCGCGGTCGCGCAGCTCTGGAAGCGGGGGTTGTCGTCGTGAGCAGGGAGGCCAAAACGAGCGCGGAAAAGATCGCCAAGGATCAGCTGAAATCGATCGTTGAGCGGATCGAGCGACTGCTCGAGGAGAAAAAGGCGATCGGCGACGACGTCACAGCCGTCTACGCCGAGGCCAAGGCCAACGGGTACGACACCAAGGCGCTCAAGACCCTCGTGAGGATGCGCGCTCAAGACCCGAACGAGCGCGCGGAGTTCGAGACCATCCTCGAGGTCTACATGCAGGCCCTGGGGATGCTGTGATGATGCAGGCGCCCGTCAACATCAGCGAGGCCCGCGCGGTCGCCTTCGACCTGTCGGACCTGCCCGACCTGTCGGCGACGCCATGCCGCCGCATTTGGCTGTCGCAGCGCCAGCCGATCTGGACGCTGGTCGACGCCGTCGATTACGCCTGGCTGTCGGCGAATGTCTGGAACGTCTGGCATGCCGGCACCGGCCGCGGCGACAGCTGGATGCTCTACGCCAAGCGCAATGTCGGGCCGTCGCGCTCCACCGTGCGCATGCATCGCGAGATCATGATCGCGGCTGATCCCGGCCGGGACGAGGCGTTCCTTGCCGCCCATGTCGTCGACCATATCAACGGCCAGACGCTCGACAACCGGCGCTGCAACCTGCGCTGGGCGACCAAGCGCGACAACGCGATCTGCAGGCGGACACGCGGCACCGCGCCGACGCTCGACGCCATCGTGCGCCAGATTGTCGCCGATGCGCTTCAGGGCGCCCGCCAGCTGGAGGATATTCCCTTTGACTGAGCTGGTCCGATATGAGGCGGCGCGCCGCGCGCTGGCCGAGGCGGTCGCGGTCGACGAGGTCGCCGAGATACGCAGCAAGGCCGAGGCGCTGCGGCATTATGCGCGCCAGGCTGGCGACAAGACCCTCGAAATCCAGTCGGCGCAGCTTCGGTTCCGCGCCGAGCGCAAAATGGGCGGGCTGCTGGCGGCCGCCAAGGAAGCCGGGCAGATCAGCCGCGGCCAGCCGCCGAAGCCTGCCGAAAAGAATTGTTCCGAGAGCGAACAATTCTTTGCGGAGGAGCCCATCAGCCGCGTGACCCTCGAGCAGGCGGGCATTGACCGCAAACTGTCGTCGCGTGCGCAAAGGCTGGCGGCGATGGATGTTGCCGAATTCGAGCACGCGCTGGCCCGGCACAAAGAGGAAATGGAATCCGGCGCCGGTCGCGTCGCGATGGATCTGCTCAAGATCGACGCCGAGGAAAAGGGTCGCATCCATCGCCGCGACCTGTCCTCGGCGCTGGCCTCGGCCTCGGCGCTGACGCCGGGCGGCAAGAAATATCCGGCGACGCTGGCCGATCCGCCCTGGAAGCGCGAGGGCGGCATCGGCGATCGCGCTTATGAGAACCATTACCCGACCATGCCCTGGCCGGAGATCCTCGACTATCTCAAGCGTGCCGGCGAAGCGCTCCAGCCGAACGCATGGGCGTGGATGTGGATTCCGCGGCCGCATCTGCTCGCCAAGGTGCCGTTCAAGACCGAGGCGATGCTGGCGGACGGCGAGTGCGTAATCGCAACCGTCGAGCTGCCGCTGGCCTATGCCTGCCAGCTCGCGCTCGGCATGGACAGCTACTCGACCTGCTACGTCTGGACTAAGACCGACGAGGCGCATCCCGACGTGTCCGGCTCCGGCCTCCTGGTGTGGGACCAGGATGAGCTGCTGCTGCAATTCAAGCGCGGCCGCGGCCTGCCGAAACCAGCCAGTGATGAAAAATTCGGCTCCAATCATCGCGAGCGGCCGCGTGAGCACTCGCGCAAGCCCGACCACTACCGCCACATGATCGCGACCATGGTCGGCAAGGACAGCGACGGAGCGCCGCTGCCCGTGCTTGAGCTGTTTGCCCGCGTCGATGCCGAGCATCCGCTGCCGGAGAATTGGGACGCCTGGGGCAATCAGGCCGGCGTCGCGCTGCAAAGCAGTGCGATCGCCAACCCGACCGATGCGGCGGCTTCGCCGTCATCGGCGGGCGATGCGGATTCAGACCTCCCGGTGCCCTCCGGTGAGCAAGTCGCGGCGCCGCAAGGCGCCGTCGACAAGGCGGCCGCAGCGGAAGCAACTGACGGGGCCAGCGCCGCTGCGGCCGTCGCGGACGTCCTCGCTTCGCCGTCAGGCGAAGTCCAGAGCCGGGCGCCCTATGACGCCGGCGACGTCGTCACCATCGACCAGTTGGCCGGCTCGGAATGGCTGGCTGCGACCGAGGTGCCCGAATTCGATCCGGCCTCGATCGGCGAGCGTGAAGCGCTGAAGATCCTCTCCGACTTCTGCCACCCGCGCCGTGATCTCGCGCCGGTGCTCGGCGCGTTCTACCTGGCGCGCGGCTACGCCTGCCAGCAAGGCGAGCAATGGGCGCTGCGCGGCGCCGGCTGGGATCGCCTGCGCGAGCTGGAAGCGGCCGAGCTGCCGCCGGCGCCGAAGGCCGACCTGACCGAGCCTTACCGCGCACCGCAGATGAGCCTGTTTGACGCGTCCCGCCAGCTCGACGACGCACCGCCAGCCGAGGTCGTCGACGGCGCCTTGCAGACGCGGCTGCCGGTCGATGCCGACGAGCTCGCCGAGCAGCTCGCGCTGCTCGAGATCTCCGCCGGCCGCTGGGACTCGGTCGAGCCCGACATGATCCGGCACCTCGTTGGCGCGCGCGGCTTCGCGCACTGCACGACCGATCGCGTGCTCGTCACTGACGAGGGCAGGGCGTTCCTGGCGCAGCTGGTCGCGCCGGCATCCGTTCAACAGCAGGGGGCAGAAGCGTGAAACAGAGCAAAATCATGTCGCTCGTCGAGAGCGTCATCAACATCGCGGTTGGGTTCGGGATCAGCCTTGCGGCGCAGATGTACTTTCTCCCGCTGCTCGGCGTCACTGTGTCATTCCGGCAGAACCTGTTTTTCGCGCTGATCATGACTGTGATCTCGATCGCGCGCTCGTATCTGCTGCGGCGGGTGTTCGAGGCACTACATATCCGCCGGCCTCTGTCTTCGTTCATGCAGGCCGTCATTGCCGAGCGCTTCCGTCAGATCGAGCAGGAGGGCTGGTCGACTACGCACGACGACGCGCATCCGGTTGGTGAACTCGCTGCCGCGGGCTCGTGCTACGCGATCATGCCAACGTGGCGCCGGCGTGCGGATGACGACTTCGGGCGGGAACCGCCGATAGTCTGGCCGTGGTCGCTTGAGTGGTGGAAGCCGCAGGGCAATCGCCGTGATCTGGTCCGTGCGGCAGCGCTGGTCGTTGCCGAGGGCGAAAAGTTCGATCGCAATCGGGGGCGCAAGTGATCGACATCAGCACCAACGTCGCCGTCGGCGCCGGCTCGATTCTCCTCTTTGCCGGCTTCATGCTCGGCTACACCATCGCCTGGTGGCAGCGCGGCCGATATCTCGACAAGGCGCTAGAGGATGTGGCCGAGCCGCAAATCACCACGCTCGTCGTCGGCGATCTCGAGACCCGTTTCCGGAGGTCGCAGGGGTGACCCGAAAGATCCTCGTCGCCGACCTGTTCTGCGGCGCCGGCGGCTCCTCGACGGGTGCGGAGCGCGCGCTGGCGCGGCTCGGACTCGAGATGGAGCTGGTCTGCGTCAATCATTGGGGCACGGCGCTGGAAACGCATCAGCGCAACCATCCCCGCGCTCGGCACTATTGCGCCGATATCAGCCAGGTACGCCCGCACCAGGTGGTGCCGGAGGGCTATCTGGATTTGCTGATGGCCTCGCCGACGTGCACGCATCACTCGATCGCGCGCGGCGGCAAGCCGACCAGCGACCAGCAGCGCAGCGACCCCTGGCACGTCATCACCTGGCTGACGGAGCTGCGCGTTAAGCGGATGCTGATCGAGAACGTCTGGGAGTTCACCAAATGGGGGCCGGTTGATCCTGAGACGCGGCGGCCGATTAAGGAAAAGGAAGGCCTGTATTTCCGCGAATGGATCGAGACCATCCGCCGGCTGGGCGCGACGTCGATCGAGTGGCGCAAGCTCAATGCCGCTGACGTCGGCGAGGCGACGACGCGGCAGCGGTTTTTCGGGTTCTTCCGGTTCGATGATCGGCGGCTGACGCTGCCGGTTGCTACGCATGCGAGGCGCGACGTCGCGCCGGCGACGGCGTTGAAACCGTACCGCCCGGCGCGCGAGATCATCGACTGGTCGATCAAGGGCCGCTCGATCTACGCCCGCAAGAAGCCGCTCGCGCCAAAGACGCTCAAGCGAATCTATGCCGGCATCGTCAAGTTCGGCTGGCCGGAGCCGTTCATCATCGTGCTGCGTCGGCATATGGCCGCACAAGGCATCGACATGCCGCTGCCGGCGCTGACGGCGCGGGGCACGCATGTCGGCTTGGTGCAGCCGCTGATTATCAACCGGGCAGGCGAGGGGCGTGGGGAAGCGAGGGCGCATTCTATCGACGCGCCCGCGCCGACCGCGACAACCTCGGGCGCCGGTTACCTGGTCGAGCCGTTCGTGCTCTCGCGCCACGGCGACGGTGCGCCGCGTGGCGTCGACGAGCCGACGCCGACGCAGGTCGCAAAACACTCGCACTGCCTGATCTCACCCTACTATGGCTCTGGCTCTGGCGAGACGCTGCGCAGCGGCGAGGACCCGCTGCCGACCGCAACCGCCAAGGCACGGTTCGGGCTTGTGGTGCCGATCACCCATGCCGATGCATCCAATCGTGCCCGCGACGTCGAGGCCGATCCGCTGCCGACGCTGACGACGGCCAACCGCGGCGAGCTGGCGTTCATCGCGGCGCAGTTCGGCGAGCGTCCCGGTCAGGCGCCGCGCGTGCACGATCTCGCCGATCCGGCGCCAGCCGTCTGCGCCAGCGGCCATGTCAATCTGGTCGAGCCCGGACTCGAGTACGACATCCTGTTCCGCATGCTCGAGCCGCACGAATTGGCGGCGGCAATGGGCTTCGGTCCCGATTACCACTTCGCCGGCACCAAGACCGAGAAGGTCAAGCAGATCGGAAATGCCGTCTCCGTCGCGCAGATGGAGGCGAACGTCTTCGCCATCATGCAGGACGAACGCGCGGCCCCGGAATTTCTGGAGGCGGCGGAATGAAGCACAAATGGAGCGAAAAGACCCGCGCCCCGAACGGCGACAGCCGCAAGGTATGCACGCGCGAGGGCTGCGAGATCATCTGTGTATCGTGCCACGGCGTCGACAATCACGGCCGACAGGACCACTGGAAGGAATGGTGGCGCGGCAGCGAGAGAATCCAGGTCGGCGGTGCGACGCCGGTTTGTGAGGCCGTGCCGACTTCGCTGCGCGAAGCGGCGGAGGTGCCGGCATGAATCCCGACAGAACCTGCGTGCGCTGGTCTGCCGCCGAAGATGCCGACTTGTTGCGGCTGCGCGATATCGAGCGGCTGGACTGGCCGGAGATCGCGACGGCGTTGCCGGGGCGTTCGGCGGCAGCGTGCGAGCAGCGCTATTACGGCAAGCTTAAAGGCGCGCGTGACCGCTCGCGCCGGCCGCGCGGTCCGAAACCGAGCGTTCCTGCGGTGTCCTGGCGCAAGCGCGGCGTTGCGGCTGCCGGCATTGTGCCAGAGGTCGCCGCTAACATCTCGCCCGCGGCGCCCGTGCTGCCGATGCCTGTCGTCGAACGTAAGCGGATGCCGCTGCTGGATCACCTGCGCGAGCGCGCCGAGCTGCAGCTGCGGATCGATAGGCAGGGCCTGACAGCGGCGTGGTTCGGCGACCCGCCGCCTGGCCGGTCGGCACTCGACAAGCGCGCCAGCGGCTCTGCAGGGCATCCTCAGCCATCATTGGCGGGCGGAGGGTCTGATGGCTGACACAAGCGTCGTCCTGCGCACGCTCGGCTCTGTCGGTCCGCAGGCCCTCAAGTTGGCGACGGTCATCACCAAGCTGGTCGTCAAGGTGGCGGATCGCGAGGTCGACGGGCTCGACAAGTATCAGGTCGTCAGCTTCGGCCGCACCGTCAACGGCGCGCGCTTCCCGGATCGCTGGTGGCCGCGTCTCAGCCGCGCGATCGAGACGGGCGCAATCGAGCGCCTCTCGGTGCAGGCGATCGTCGACGTCATGATCGATCACGACCGGCCGTAGGCAAGCCGCGATTGTCTCTAGCGTTCTGTTGCTTACCGCGTCCAGTTGACTCCATCTCTCAAGGCATCACGTGTCCAATCCTCGTCTATCGATCATTCCCGCGGGGGCGGTGACTGATCGCTCGCTCGAGCCGCGCGACCTGCAAACGCTGTGTCTGCTCGGCCGTCACATCGATCGCGCCGGCTGGTGCACGCGCAGCCAGGTGCGCATGGCGTCCGAAATCGGCTGCGGTCGCGCCACATTGCAGCGCTCGCTCGATCGGCTGTATGAGGCCGGCTGGGTGGAGAAGCGCCGGCGCGACACTTGGCGGCCGGAGGATTCGACGCCGTCGTCGAGCTATGCGTATCGCGTGAAGCTCGACCGGGATGATTTCGACCTGAAAAGCCTCGCGCGCGATGCTGATGATGTCGACGACGAGAGCCATGCAGAAAGCGCGGAAGTGCAGGAAAACGGGGAGGGGGTGCCCGCTGGTGGGCAGGGGTGCCCGCCCGTGGGCACGGGTGCCCATGCATACGCGGGCACGGGTGCCCACACATACGTGGGCACCAAGAACGACCCCTTAGAACGACCCCTTAAAACGATTGAGAGAGACGCGGGTGCGCGCGCGAGGGATCGTAAGGATCGGTTCAAGGCCGAGTTCCGTGAGCGATGGCCGACCTCTGCCGTCGACGATCGCCAGCGCACCGACTATGCGGCCGATGCGCTCTCGGCCGAGGAGGAGAAAGCTGCTCTCGACGGCGTCAAGCCGTTCCTCGAGGAGCTAAAGCGGCAGGGCCGCAAGACCATTCCGTCCGGCTGGCGCTACCTCGAGGACAAGCGCTGGACGCTGCTGAAGCAGGGCGAGGGCTCTGCGGAGGGTGGCGCTTCGCGAGCGGCTTTCGATGTCGGGGGCGAGGAGCACCGCGCGCTCGAGGTGCTGTACGCGGTGGCCAAGGCGCGGCTGTTCGTCAACGCCGGCAAGGTGATCTATCGCGGCAGCATCACGCCGCAGCTGCTTGCCTTTGGCGGCGTCGCCGACAGGGCGTCCTGGCACTGGATCACCAACCGTCAGCAGGTCGCGGCCTGGCAGGCGTTCATTGGGGCGAACGTGTTCGGCGTCAGATCGCCGCTGCTCGAGCGTCGGGGCGGCGAGGATGGCTTCCATGCGCCGGCGCCATGGCCGCCGCGCAAGGACGGAACGTGGTCTGACGTCGAGGCATCACAGGCAGGGGGAGACGAATGAACATGCAGTCCAGGATCGCGGACTTCCGTAATGGTGTTGCCGCGCGTGGTCTCACTGCGCCGGAGGTGATGCATTGGCATCTGCTCGACGTCTATCCCGGCCGTGAGCAGAAGGTCATGCGATGGTTTCGCTATTACGGCATCGACGGCTATTATCCGATCGAGATCAGCTTCGTGAGGCGGGGCGTTGGCGGCTCCGCGCGCAGGCCGCATCTCGGACGCCGTGTCGTTCGTCCGCTTGTGCCCGGCCTGATCTTCGTTCCGAACTATGAGCGCGTTCCTGTGCTGCCGGACGTCGTCGGTTTCCACCATGTCGGCGACTGTCTTGCGCGGCTGTCGGTTGGCGACATGGCGACGCTGCGTGATATCGAGGCCTATCTCAACACGCCGCGGTCCGAGCGGCGACATCGGGGCAAGCTGTCGATCGGCGAGATGGTCAGGGTGGTGGATGGACCGTTCGCCGAATTCATCGGCCGGATCGAGAGGCTTGACTCAAAGGGCCGACTCACCGTTCTCATCGACGCGTTCAAGCGCAGCGTCTCGCTCCAGATGAACGAGATGCAGATCGAACCGATCGCCAGTACGCCACGCGGCTGAGGTTGGTTCGGGTCAGATGCCGGAAGGCCTGATGCGCAGCACCTGATTCCAGGTAGACGCGCGAAGCGCGACCCACAAAGCCCGGCCATCGAGCCGGGCTTTTGCATGCGTAGGGTGTGCGGTAGCGCGCCTCTGTGCTGCCGCTGCCCTCCTTGGGCGTTTCCTCCCTGACTTCGTGGCGCGTTGCCAAGGCCCGATCACTCCCCGCGGTGTGATCGGGCCTTTCCTTTTGTAGATGCCGCAGCCGCCCTGGAAAGCCTGGTACAAGATCGCCCGTTGGCGGCTGCTTCGTCTCAGTATCTTCCTGCGCGATCTCTACACCTGCAGGAAGTGCGGGCTGGTCGAGGGCGATAGCTCGCTGCTCGTGTGTGACCACATCAAGCCGCACCGTGGTGATGCGCAGCTGTTCTGGTGCGAGGCTAACCTGCAGACGCTCTGCAAGGGTTGTCACGATAAGCTCAAGCAGGCCGAGGAGCAGGCTAGCCTGCACACCCGCGGCGTCTGGCACTGATCGGAACGGTCATGGCAACTGCTCTGTACGAACGAATGCTCGCGTTCGATCACGGTGACGCTGAGCGCGCCGAGCTGATGCGCAAGGTGTGGAGCGGTCACCCGTGGATGGTCAATGCGTACACGGGCGGGCTTTCGAGCGGTCGCGATCGTGAGTATGCCATCCTGACGTGGTGCATCGACCAGATCGGCGAGCAGGCCTCGCCAATCCATGGCAAGCCCGGCCTCTGGTATCGAGGCAGTGCAACCATCAACGGCTGGACGTGGATGGGCTTCACCAACGAAGCCGACATGAACCGCTTCATTGAGCAGTGGCCGGCGCCGCCAGGCATCATCGAGCAGTGAAGGGGTGGGGGGGTGGCTAAATCCTCGCAGCCCCTCGCTCCACGGACCGGCCCCTCTCTCATTCGCAGGTTTTTTTTCGCCGTGGCCAGCAATTTCGACCTCTTTGGCGACCCCATCCCGGCCAACCATGGCGGGCGTGGTCGGCCGGAGCATATGCCAACTGTCGAAAACCGGAATCGCGTCAACATGTTGCTGGCGATGGGCTGGAGCAATGAGCGGATCGCGGCTGCGCTTCGCGTGACGCTGCCGACGCTTCGGAAGCATTATTTTTCTGAGCTGAAGTATCGCGCCGTTGCGCGCGACCGTCTCGACGCTGCGCTGCTGATGAAGGCATTCGAGGCGGCGGAGAAGGGGCGCCTCGGCCCGTTCCTCAAGCTGGTCGAGCGGAACGACCTGATGAACTTCGGCCAGACGTCGCGGCCACGGGTCGCCGAAACTGCGGCCGCCGAGCCGAAGCCGGAGAAGGCACCAAAGCTCGGCAAGAAGGAGGAGGCGCTGCTCGCGGCGCATCAGCCGAACGCGGGCACGCCGATGGGCGAGCTGATGATGCGCCGTCAGCAGGGGCTCAACTCGTAAATGTGGGATACGTCCTGCCCCGATTGGGAAGCGCGCATCCGCGAAGGGCGTTCGCTGCTGCCGGATCTGCCGCTGCTCGAGGCTGAGGCCGATATGGGCCTTGCGTTCTTCGACGAGCTGCGGCTGCCGGACGTTCCGGGCAACCCGCGGCTCGGCGATGCGTCGGGGCAATGGTTCCGCGACCTGGTCCGCGCCGTGTTCGGTTCATGGGACCCGGTCAGCCAAACGCGCATGATCCGCGATTTTTTCGCGCTGGTCCCGAAAGGCTCGTCAAAGACGACCTATTCCGCCGCCTTAATGCTGGTCGCGATGCTGATGAACTTCCGCCCGCGCGCGACGGCGCTGTTCCTCGGCCCGACGCAGGCGATCGCCGATCGCGCCTATGAGCAGGCGGTCGGCATGATCGACGAGTCGCCCGACCTGAAGCGCCGTTTCCGGCCGCGCGACCACATCAAGACGATCGAGGACCTGGTCACCAAGTCCGAAATGCAGGTCGCGACCTTCGATCTGCGCATCCTGACCGGCGCGATGGCGCTGATCTTCGTGCTGCTTGACGAGCTGCACGTCCTCGGCAAGGCGGCCAACACCTCGCGCGTGCTGCGGCAGATCCGCGGCGGCCTCGACAAGACTCCGGAAGGCGTTTTGGTGATCACGACAACGCAAAGCGACGACATTCCGGCCGGCGCCTTCAAGAGCGAGCTGAAATTCGTGCGCAATCTGCGCGATGGTCGTTACAAAGGCCGGATCATCCGCTCGACGCTGCCGCTGCTGTACGAATTCCCGCGCGACATCGCCGTTTTGACGCGCGAGGAGCGCGCGCAGGGCGTCGAGCCGCGCTGGAAGGACCCGGTCAACTGGCCGATGGTTATGCCGAACATCAACCGGCCGATCACCGTCGAGGCAATGCGCGCCGATTGGGAGTCCGAGCAGGAGAAGGGCGAGGACGCGATCCGGATCTGGGCCTCGCAGCATCTCAACATCGAGATCGGCCAGGGCATCAACAACGAGGGCTGGCGCGGCGCCGATTATTGGGAGGCGGCCGCCGACGAAACCTTGCGGGACCTACAGACCCTGCTCGATCGCAGCGATGTGGTCACTATCGGCATCGACGGCGGCGGCCTCGACGATCTGCTCGGCCTGGCGGTGATCGGCCGCGATGCCAAGACGCGCGAATGGCTCGGCTGGTGTCGCGCATGGGCCAATCCGAAGGTGCTGGAAGTCCGCAAGGACATTGCGGCGAACCTGCTCGACTTCAAGGACGAGGAAACGCTCTCGATTGTGCCGGCGCCTGGTGACGTCCTGGAGCTGGCCGCGGTCGTGGCGCAGATCCTCGCCTCGGGCCTTTTGCCGCAAAAGAACGGCATCGGCATCGATCCGAACAATATCGCCGCCATCATCGAGGCGCTGACCGCGATCGGCGTGCCCGACGAGCTGATCCGGCGCCTTTTGCAGGGCGCTGCGCTGGCGCCGGCGGTGTGGGGCCTCGAGCGCAAGCTCTCGGATGGCACGTTCTGGCATGACGGTTCGCTGCTGATGGCCTGGGTGGTTGCCAACGCCAAGATCGAGCAGCGCGGCAATGCCATCCTGGTGACGAAACAGGTCTCCGGCCGCGCCAAGATCGATCCGCTGATCGCGCTGTTCCAGGCCGCGATCCTGATGAGCTGGAATCCGCAAGCGGGAACGCTTGTCACCGGCGCTGACGTCCTGACGGTGGTTTGATGGGCCTTCTTTCCGGTATCGGCAATGCGCTGCGCTTCGTCGCCGACTCGATCGACATCACGAAGCCGCGCGACGAATGGGACTCGCGATATTGGGGCGCGCTCGGCGGCGGGATGTCGATCGCCGGCGTCGCCGTAACCGATCACAACGTCTCGCAGCTCGGGTCGGTGCAGTCGGTCCGCTACGGGCTGTCCTCGGCGCTGTCGACGCTGCCCGTCTCGGTGTACCGCCGAGGCGCCAAGGGGGCGCGCACGGCGCTGCCGGACCATCCTTTGACGCGCCTGCTCGGCTGTCGTCCGAATGGGACCACCAAGCCCGGCGAGTTCGTCTCAGAGATCGCCTGGCATCTGTCCTACTATCGAAACGCTTTCTGCCGCATCCTGCCGCCAGGCGAGGGACTCGGGCCGGAGCCTTATGGTCTCGGCGGCCTGGATATCTTGCACCCGCGGCGTCTGGCGAACGTCGAGCGGCGCTATGACGGCCGGCTCTACTACACCTTCAATCCGCCAGCGACGATCGTCCAGAATGCGTCGCTCAAGCCGGAAACCTATCGCGAGGACGAACTCTGGCACCTGCGCGGCAACCCGCTGCGCGAGGATGGCCTGCTCGGTGAGCCGATCTTCGAGTCGGCGAAGAACGTGTTTGCCCGCGCGATTGCCGTGCACGAGTACGGCGACATCTGGTTTTCCAATTTCGGCGCGACCGGCGGCGTCCTTGAGCATCCCGGCATGTTCAAGGACAAGGAGGACAAGCGCGCCTTCCTGGACGCATGGCGCGATGGCGGCACCGGTCGCAACCGTCATCGCGACCGGCTGCTGACGCACGGCGTCAAATATCAGCCGCTCAAGGTCACAAATTCCGAGGCGCAGCTGCTCGAGACCGAAAAGGCGGCCGATACAGCCGTGTTCGGGCTTTGGAGCTATCCGCCGCACCGCGCCGGCAGGCTCGAGCGTTCGACCAACAACAATATCGAGCAGCAGTCGCTCGATTTCGTCATCTACTGTCTGGCGCCGCTCGCGATTGCGATCGAGCAGGCTGCCGAGGGCGATCTCCTACTCGACAACGACGACAACAGCATGTTCGTCGAGTTCAATTTCGCAGGACTGCTGCGCGGCGATCTCAAGACCCGCTATGCGGCGTATCTGATGGGCCGGCAGGGCGAGTGGCTGTCTGCCAACGATATCCTGCGCTGGGAAAACATGTCGCCGCGGACCGACTCCGGCGGCGACGAGTACAAGAATCCGCTGACCAAGGACTCGGGCGCCGCTGCGGCCGAGCCGGATGCCGACGACACCTCAACCGAGAAGGATGGCGAGGATGGCTAAGGGCCTCAAGCTACGGCAGGTGCTGGCCGAGATTTCGTCGATCGACGCCGTCGTCGCGCTCGACATGTCGGCACTGGCTGATTGCCTGGCGCGGGTCGCCGCGCGCGACGAGGCGGCCGCGGCGTCTGCGACCGTCACGACGCAGGCGAACAAGATCGCGCTGATCCAGATCGCCGGTCCGTTGACGCCGCGCGGCTCCTGGTATGGCGCCAGCCTGTCCGGCATCGCGTCGAGCGTCGCGCGTGCGGCAAGTGACCCTGATATCGCCGGCATCATCCTCGATATCGACAGCCCCGGCGGCACGGTCTCCGGCACGCCGGAAGCGGCCGCGGCCGTGGCCGATGCTGCGTCGAAAAAGCCTTGTGTTGCCTGCGTCAACACGCTGGCGGCGTCGGCGGCTTACTGGATCGCCTCGCAGGCGTCGGAAATCGTGATGACACCCTCCGCCGATGTCGGCTCGATCGGCGCCATGATCATGCATGTCGACTACGGCAAGGCGCTCGAGGAAGCCGGCATCGGCGTGACCATCATCCGCAGCGAGCAATCGCCACTCAAGAACGAGGCTCATCCGTTCGGCCCGCTCTCGGACGACGCCCGCGCCTTCCTGCAGAAGCGGGCGAACGACGCTGGCGCCGATTTCATCAAGGCGGTCGCAGGCGGCCGCAAGGTGACGCAGTCCAAGGTCAAGGACGAGTTCGGCCAGGGCCGCGTGTTCGGCGCGCGCGAGGCGATGGCGCGTGGCATGGCCGATCGTGTCGCGACGATGTCTGATGTCATTGCGGGCATGCTGCCGAAACCGCCGTCCCGGTCCGCGCGTCGGCGCTCGGCGCTGGCTTTCGAGTAGCGCGTTTCTTTCAGTCATTTTCGGTTGCCCACCCGCGTCGCCGGACAGCGGGAGTGCGGGCTCTCTTGTCCGGCGTCATCACAACAGGAGTTGTTGATCCCATGAAAAAGGATCTCAAGAAGCTGCGCCATGCCCGCGCCGAGAAGGCGAAGGCTGGCAAAATCGCGCTCGACCAGCTCAATGCGCTGCTCGGCAAGGACAACGCGACTGACGCGGAAAAAGCGCAGATCACCACACTTGAGGGGCAGGTCGATGCGCTCGAGGCTGAGGTTGCCGCGCTCGACGGCGAGATTTCCGCCGAAGAAAAGGCCGTGCGCCGCGCCGCCCTGTTTTCGACCTCGTCGCTCGGCGGCGGCCCGGCGCTCGCGACCATCGTGAACGATACTGATCCGGCGCGGACCGCGGGTTTCCGCAGTCTCGCCGAGTTCGCCGTCGCCGTGCGCAATCTGCAGGTGAATGGCGTCGCGGATCCGCGCTTCGCGGCCGCGGCGACCGGCTATCAGCAGAATCAGGGATCGTCGGGTGAGGGCGTGCTGGTTCCGACCGAATGGCGCGAGCAGATCTGGTCACTGGTGTTTGCCGACAACGATCTGCTAGGCTTCTGCAACCCGGAGCCGACGCAGGGCAATACGGTCGGCATCGTCAAGGACGAGACCACGCCGTGGGGCGCGGCCGGCGTCCAGGCGGCCTGGCGTTCGGAAGGCACGCAGATGATCGCCAGCAAGGCGGCGCTGACGCCTGAGATCATCCAGCTGCACGAGCTCTACGCCTTCGTGCTCGCGACCAACGAAGTCCTGGAGGACGCGCCGCGGTTGCAGAACCGCATCACCGTCCAGGCGGCCCGCGCGATCCGCTGGAAGTTGTTCGAGGCGGTGTGCTGGGGCGACGGCAACGGCAAGCCGCTCGGCTTTATGAACTCGCCGGCGCTGGTTACGGTCGCCGCCGAAGGCGGCCAGACCGCGACCACCATTGTCGCGGCCAACATCCTCAAGATGATGGCGCGCCTGTTCGAGATGCCCGGCGGCAACCCGATGTGGCTCGCGAACCGCGACACCATCCCGCAGCTCGGCCTCATGGCCATCGGCAACAATGCGGCCTATCTGCCGATCAACCAGGCGCTGACCGGATCGCCGTTCAAGAACATCCTGGCGGGCGATCCGCTGCTGTTCAATGAACACTGTCAGACCTTGGGCACCAAGGGCGATATCGTGCTGGCCGATCTCTCCGGCTACGCGCTGGCGACCAAGCAGGGCGGCGGCATCGACTTTGCTGCGTCGATCCACCTGTTTTTCGACCAAAACCTGACGGCGTTCCGCTGGATCCTCCGCGCGGGCGGCCAGCCCTATCTGTCCGGCCCCGTCGCGGCCGCGAAGGGCGCCAGCAGCAAGTCGCACTTCGTCGCTCTGGCAAGCCGCTAAATCCCGCCTGTCGTCCAACCAGAAACAGGCCGCCCCGGAAACGGGGCGGCTTTTTGCTGTCTAGGGTAGAGGCTTGCGCAATCGGCGCCTGCCTTGTTTCCAACCTTCCAGAGCATAGGGAAAAACAATGTCTGGACCCGCATTGAGGCCGTCGCAGCGCGTCGGCATTGTCGGCTTCATCAGTCCCGTATCGCAGGCGGCCGGCACCGTCACGTCGGGGTGGATGGATGCCACCACGTTTCACAACTTCTTGGTTGCGTTGAAAACCGGCGTGCTCGGTGCTGCGGCGACCGTGGATGCCAAGCTGCAGCAGGCGACCGACAATGCTGGCACCGGCGCCAAGGACGTCACGGGCAAGGCGATCACCCAGCTGGTGAAGGCCTCCAACGACAACAACCAGGTCACGATCGATCTCAAGCAGGAAGATCTCGACTTCAACAACGGCTTCAAGTGGTTTCGCGTGTCGGTGACCGTCGGCGCCGCGGCATCGTTGGTCGATGCCACCGTGCTCGGATTCGATCCGCGTTACGGTTTTGGCACCGACAACGACTTGGTCTCCGTGGTGCAAAACGCCTGATTTCGCTGCAAGACTAGCGGCTCGGCGCTTGTGCCGGGCCGCATATCTTCCTCGAGGCCGTCAATGCTCCGCATCGTCACCCCGCCGGCGGGCTACCCTGTGACCCTGGCTGAAGCCAAGGCGCAGTTGCGTGTCTCGGACTCGAGCAATGACCTGATGATTGGGGCGCTGATTCCGGCGGCGACAAAATTCTGCCAGTCGTTGGTCCAGCGCGTGTTCGTGCTGCAGACGCTGGAATGGGTGCTGCCGTGCTGGCGCGCCGCGCTCGAGCTGCCGATCGCGCCCGTCCTCGCCGACCAGGTTGCCTCGATCAAATATGTGGACTGGACCACGGAGACGCAGGCGACGCTCGATCCGTCCGCCTATGTGGTACAGACCAAGGGCGATAGCGTGCAGATCGTCCCGAAATTCGGCACCTACTGGCCGCCGCTGTTTGCCCGCTCGCCGGAGCCCGTCGTGATCCGGTTCGATGCCGGCTATGAGGACCCCGCCGACCTGCCGGGCAATGTCAAGGTCGCTATCCTCCTGATGCTGCGCCATCTCTACACCATGGGCGAGGCAAGTCTGACGCTGACGAGCGAGACCGTTTTCGGCGTCGGGCAGCAGCAATTCTCCGTGCCGGCCAACCTTGCAACCCTGATCCCCGACGCGGTTCGCAACCTGATGCTCGACGAGGTCTGGTGATGTCGCGAAGTGTCGTTCTACTGCCTCGTACCGCGCGTCACGTCTGGCCGCCGAAAGACCCGGCCGAGCGCCGCATCGAATATGCGGTCGACTGGACCGCGCGCCTTGCCGACGGCGATGCGCTGGCGGCCTCGACCTTCGCGCTGCCGTCCGGCCTGGTCGCCGAGAATGCCAGCAACACGGACAAGGTCGCGACCGTGCAGATCTCCGGCGGAGCGGCTGGACAGGCCTATGAGATCGTCAACCGCGTCACCACGGCCAAGGGCGCCGAGCTTGAGCAGGCGATCCGCCTACGGGTCAAGACCCGTTGATATCGATGCGCTCGTCGCCATCGCACTCCGGCGCCTGCAGCTGCGCCGGCTGCTCGTCGCGGTCGAGCGCGACCCGTCAATTCTGGAGGTGATCGACATGAACCGGACCATCAAGCGCCCGATCGAGCTGGCGGGCTTTGCCGGCCGCCTGGCGCGCGCCGAGCGGCAGGAGGCCGATCTCGCCGTCACCGGCCAGCGCTATGACACGGTGCTGGCCGACATCGACGATCAGCACGCCGCCCTGAAAACCCATGTTGGATCGCTCGAGGTTACCCGCTCGGCGCTCGACCAGGTCATCGCTCGCATGACGGCCGGGAGCAACGGCGGCCCAAACGATGGTGGGGACTCCTCGAGCGGCTCGACCGGCGATGTCGGGCAGGTGATCACGTCTGAGACCGGCAAGGGCGAGGGCTGACCCGATGATGTCCGCGGCCGCCTCGATCGCGCAGCTCGACCGCTTCCTTGCCGCCTATGGCGAGGACATCGTGCTGACGCGGGAGGATGACGACAACAACATCATCGCAACCGTCACCTGCCGCGCGCGCCCTGATCGCACCAAGGCGGACGATGCGCCGTCCGGCATCAAGCGGAGCGGCTTCAACCTGATCCTGTCTCCGACGCCGCTGCTCGCGGCGGGGTGGCCGGATGGCGATCCCGCCAACATCGTGCCGCGCGAGAACGAGGGCGACAAGATCGCGCTCGATGGCTCCGAGCGGCGGCAGACGGTGGTCTGGGTCGATGCCAAGAAAATCAACAACCAGGTCGTTCGCATCGACCTCAGGATCTCCGGCTGATGTCGTTCACGGACCCGGCGGCGGACCTGCGAGCTGTGATCGAGGCTAAGCTGCGCGCCGATCAGGTGCTCACTGCAATGATCGACGGCCGCATCTTCGATCGCGTCCCCGCCAAGCCTGACTATCCCTTAGTGACTATCGGCAACATGCAGGTCATCCCGGAATCGGCCGATGGCGTCGATGCGGCCGAAACCGCCGTCACCATCCACGTCTGGGACCAGTTTAAGCAGGTGGACAAGTCGCGCCAGGTCGGCGGCGCCGTGATCAATCTGCTGCATGACGAGCAGCTGCAGACGGTGAGCAGCGGCACGCAATCGGTCCTGCTCGAAAGCGCCAGTTACCTGCGCGATCCGGACGGCGTCACCAACCATGCGGTGCTGACCTTCTCGATCCTGACCGACGCCAACGCGCTCTGATTTCTTTTCCTGCGTCCCTCTCAAACTGGAGCTAGCCATGACGTCTCTCAACACCATCGTGCGTGCCTCGATAGCGTCTGTGAACAAGAAGACCCTCGACGGCCGCGATGTCGTCGACCGCATGCCGGATGCGGCCGATATCCAGCTCGGCAGCGGTACCGGCTACGGCAAGGCCGATATCGCCTTCATCGACACCCGCACGCTGGCGGCCTCGACCAGCGAGAACCTCGATCTCGCCGGCGCGCTGGTCGATGCCTTCGGTACCACCATCGTGGCCGCCAAGGTCAAGGCGATCATGATCGAAAACCCGGAAGCGTCGCTTTCGACCCTGACGGTCGGCGCGGCAGCCTCGAACACCTTCAATGGTCCGTTCTCCAGCGCCACCCATTCGGTCGACATCAAGCCTGGCGACCGTGTGCTGTTCGCCAGCCGGACCGGATGGCCCGTCACTGCTGCGACCGGCGACATCCTCAAGGTCGCCAATGGCGCCGGCGGCAGCGTCAACTACAACATCGAGATCATCGCGGCGTCGGCGTAATCGTTCGGCGCACTCGATCACAGCGGGGGGAGTTCTCGCCATGGGCAACAACGCCAGCGTCAAGCAGTTCAAGACCGACATGCAATCGCTGGCGGCCCAGATGAAGCGCAACATGCGCAATGATCTTGTTGCGCAGGGCACCGAGCTCGTTGGCAACATCCAGCTGGCGATCGAGCACAACGAAACCTATCACCTGCACGATTCCGTGCGGATGAAGGACGTCTCGACCGACACCAAGCCCACAGTCCTTGTGCTCGCCGGCGGGTCGAAAACGACCAAATACACCGCGGCTGGGCCGTTCGATTATGCGCTGGCCGAGGAGTTCGGTACCGTCAAGGAGACGGCGCGGCCGTTCTTCTACTCGACCGTGCGCATGTACAAGAACGGTTTTCGCGAAGGCGTGCGTGAGACCTTCGAAGAGACCATCGCCGAGAACAACAAGGTCCGCGCCACGCGGACTGCCGGCCACTCCGGCGCCTATCGCGGCGCGTTCACGCTGCGTCGCTGATCGAAATCTTCACCCGAAACCGCACTTAGGAGAACCGCTGCCATGACGCAGGCCTCGACGCTGAAATTTTCGCAGTTCCTGATCAAGCTCGGCAATGGTGCCGCACCCGAGGTATTTTCGGCGCCGTGCGGTCTGAATTCGCGCGGCTTCTCGCGGACGGCCGCAACCAACGACACCAACGTGCCGGACTGCGACAATCCCGACGCTCCGTCCTGGCTCGAGCGCGATGTCGTCTCGCTTTCCGGCCAGATGACGGGCTCCGGCGTCGTGGCCGACGAGGATTTCGACATTTGGAATTCCTGGTTCGAATCCGGTGTGTCGAAAACGGTCCAGGTCACACTGGGTACGCGGACCTGGCAGGGCAAGGCGATACTGTCAAAGCTCGACATTACCGCTCAGCGTGGCCAGCGCGTAACCTTCTCGGCCACGCTCGACAGCGATGGTGAGATCGCCCTGCAATGAGCGGGTCGATCGAGTTGACCTGGGGCAGCGGTCTCCAGTCCTTCAAGTTTGGGCTGGGGCAGTTTCGTGCGCTCCAGGAGAACGTCAACCGGCGGCGCCTTGCGATCGGGGCTCCGCTACTCGGCCCGATGGACCTGGTCGAGGCGCTAAAGGCGCGGAATGTTTGGCCCGACGATCTGCGCGACATCCTGCGGATCGGCCTGATCGGCGGCGGTATGGCGCCGCGCGATGCGCACCTCGAGATGACGCAGTCGTTCGACGACACGCCGCCGCTCGAGCACGTCAAGCCGGCGCTCGCGGTGCTGCTCGCCGGCCTGGTCGGGCCGCCGGCGGCCGAGGGCGGTGACGAGGCAAAAAAAAGACGCCGGACCCGAAGGCGGCCCCGTCGATTTCGCCGTGATCTACGGCAACGGCGCGGCGATGGGTTTCTCGCCAGACCAGGTCGACCACATGTCGTTCTGGCAGTTCCGCGCCTGCATCGACGGCTTCAACAAGGCGAACGGCGCCGAGGAAGTCATCCCGCCGCCGACCGATGCTGAGTTCGATGCGCTCCTCGAAGGTAGAAACCTGAATGTCGGCTGATCTTGTCGCTGTGCTCGGGGCTCGCCTCGACCAGTTCTCGTCTGATCTCGATCAGGCGGGGAACATGGCCGATGACGCGATTTCGCGCATCGAATCTGCCTTCGATAGCCTGAACCCCGGCTTTGCTGGCCTGTCCGGTCTCGGCGCCGTGCTCGGTGGCGCCACGGCTGCCGCGGGCGCGCTGTTCGCGGCGTTGACCAGCATCAATGCCGAGGTCGCCGCCATCGGCAGGAACGCAGAATTTGTCGGCCAGACAGTCGAGGACTTCCAGCGCACGCTGTTCGCGGCCGGGCAGGGCGGCGTCTCCGACAAGCAGGCGACGACCGATTTGCGCAACCTTGCCAGCCTGCTGGCCGACGCCAAGCAAAATGAAAACTCGCTGACGAAGCTGCTCGACGCCAACAACGTCAAATATAAGGATCGCGCCGGCCAGGTCATCAGCACCAATGAAGCCATTAAGGCGGCGGGCGATCTGATCAATCGCTTTCCATCGCTGCCGGAGAAGGTCAAGGCCGCCGAGATGCTCGGCCTATCCGAGGGCTGGGTACGGGCGCTGCATGATGGGGGCGCCGCGTTCGATGCCCTGGCCGGCAAGGCTGATGCCGCCGGCGTCGTAATCGACGGCGCCACGGTCGCCAAGGCCGAATTATTCGAGCGCGCCTGGTCGCAATCGACGGATGCTTGGGGGCGCCAGTTCAAGGCCGTCGCCGGCGACGTTGCAGTCGCGCTCAGTGGCCTGATCGATCAGGCCGCCGACGTTATCGCCAGGCTCGCGGCCGCCAATGGCGCTGCGCCTGGCAGCGGCCAGGACAAGTTCAATGCGCTGGCCGACGCCGCCGACGTGGCGCGCAAGGAAGCGCTCGGCCTGGCGCAGGACGTCGACCAGCTGACGCGCGTGATCGGTCGTATGGCTAAGACCGGCGGTGATCCCGACATCATCGCGGGGCTGGAGGCGGCGCGCTTCAAGGCGCAGGTTTTCCGCATGGAATTGGAGAAGGCGCAAGCCGCTGCGGCCAAAACCGAATTTCCGGATGGCGTGCCGCTGCCTGGCGCCAGGCCGGCGGCCGCCGATGCGCCGGATCCGAATGCGGCGCAGTTGCCGGTCCGCAAAAAGGCCAGTGAGGCGCGCGACCAGTTCGACATCGCGGTCGACGACATCACCAAGCGGACGGCCACGATCAAAGCCGATACTGCGGCCATGTTCGAAAACAATGTGGCGCAGGCGCAGATGCGGGCAGAATTCCGCGAGTTGACCGCGATCATGCGCGACAATGGCGAGGTGACGCAGGAGCAAATCGACAAGTACGAGGAGTTGCGCAAGACGATGTCGGCGCAGCAGGCACTTGAGGCGGCCGGAATCACCCTGACGGCCGATCATGCGGCGAAGTTCATTAGCTCGTCGCAGGCAATCGCCAGCGCGACGGCCTCTTACGACGCGGCTCGCAAAGCCCTGACTGACATCAATAACGCCAGCGCGCAGGTCGGCAATGCGCTGTCGACCGCGTTCGCTGACGCTGTCGTCGAGGGCAAGAGCCTTAACGACGTGCTTTCAAATCTCGCCAAAACCCTGGAAAAGGCGGCGATCAACTCATTGTTTAGTTCGGTATTCAATGCGCCGGCGGCCGGCGGGCCGTCTGCCTTCGCGTCGCTGTTTCGGGGTTTCATCCCTGGCTTTGCCGAGGGCACTGACTCTGCGCCAGGTGGCCTTGCCTGGGTCGGTGAGAACGGCAAGGAATTGGTGAATTTGCCGCGTGGGTCGCAGGTCATTCCAAACGACATCGTTCGCCAGCATGGCGGCAGTGACGTCACGGTGAATCTGATCGAGGATGCAAGCCGCGCCGGCCAGACGCAGAAGCGCAACAACGGCAGCGACGGCTTTGACCTGACCGTGTTTGTCGACTCGATCACGGCAAAGAACATCGGCAATCCCGGTAGTGCAACCCGGCAAACGCTCGGCATGGCCGGCAGATTAGCATCACGCTAATGGCGGATCCCTGGCCCGATACTCTCCCGCAGTGTTTCGTCGTCGGATACTCCGAGGGTTTGCCCGATGGCGTCGCCGAGGTGACGCCGGATATCGGGCCGCCGATCTCGCGCGGGCGCTCGAGCGCAATGGCTCGGCCACTGTCCGGTCAGATGCGGATGACGCGCGCGCAGATCGCGACGCTTAAGGCCTTCGTCGAGGTGACACTCGATCGGGGTGCGCTGCCGTTCGAATTCCCGGATCCGACCGAGGTCGGCGAGACTTTGCTGGTCAAGTTCGCCAAGGGCGACAAGCCGAGTTGGCAGCAGGTCGCCGCTGGCGTCTATCGTGTCGGCATCACGTTGACGGTGCTGCCGTGAGGGTGCTTTCGCTGAACATGCGCCAGGCGCTGTTTTCGCAGGAAACCGGCGAGGTGCCGATCTTCCTGCTGACGATCACGCATGCCGAGCTCGAGGATCCGATCTACCTGACCACGGATCCGACGACGCGGTTTTCCGACGTGCCGCTGGTCTATGGCACGATGAGCCGCGGCGTGCAGTTTCTTTATGCCGGCATCGATGTGACGCTGCCCGATGAGCAGGACAAGGCGCCGCCGGCATCAAAACTGACAATCGCCAACGTCACGCGCGAATTGATCCCGCTGGCGCGGTCGGTGTCGACGCCGCCGTCGGTCAAGATCGAGGCGGTGCTCGCCTCGGCGCCCGACGCCGTCGAGATGATCTGGCCGGCGATGGATATGTCGAATCTGACCTATGACGCGTCGTTTCTGCAGTTCGATCTGACGATGGATGCGCTGGTGACCGAACCTTATCCGAGCGGCACGTTCTCGCCAGCGTCGTTCCCTGGGCTGTTCTACTAGCGATGCTGGCGCAAGTGGGGGCGTTCGATCGCTTCGTCGGCATTCCCTATGCCGACAAGGGCAGGGGCGATGCGGTCGATTGCTGGGGGCTGGTGTGCCGGGTGTTCCTCGAGCTGCGCGGCATCGCGCTGCCGTCCTATGCCGAGGCCTATGCCACGGCCGAGGATGCCAGGGCGATTGCGCGCCTGGTCGCCGGCGAGCTCGAGCCGTGGCAGCCGGTCGCGCAAGGCGCCGAGGAGCCTTTCGACTGCGTGCTGATGAAGGAATACGGGCTGCCTCGGCATATCGGCGTCGTGACGCAGCCAGGCTTGGTGCTGCACGTGCAGCGCGGCGGCACCTCGGTGATCGAGCGTTATCGCGCTGGTCCGCTCCGGCTTCGCATGGTCGGCTTCTACAGATTGCGGGCGGCATGAACGCGATCACGCAACGCGCCTTAAATGGCGAGATCCTGACGCCGCGCGATCAGGTGCGTGTCGTCGGCAAGACGCATCCGCTCAACGGCGGGCGCGTCGACGTGCTGCTGCCGTCCGGATTGACGATCGTCGAGATCCTGCGCGAGGCGCTGGCAAGTCATCCGGAGCTGCAGGCGCGGCGCGATTTCGTCGTGCATCTCGACGGCCATGTCGTCGCCGAGGCAAACTGGCATCGCATCCGGGTCAAGAGCGGCGTTACCGTGACCTTTGTGCCGCGGCTGCAGGGCGGCGCAAACATCTGGCGCAGCATTCTGACCATCGTCGTTGCCATCGCGGCCTATACGTTTGCCGGGCCGATCGCCGGAAGCTTGACCATCGCCGGCTTTGCCATCACGGGGACCGCTCTGGCGATCGCGACTGCTGTGGTCGCCGGCGGCATCATGCTGGCGGGGACGCTGGCGATCAATGCGCTGTTCCCGGTGCGGCCGCAGGAGGTCGCTGACAACGCCAAATCGACGTCATTGAACTCGATCCAGGGCGCGCAAAATCAGGCGGCGCCGTTCGCCGCGATCCCGGTCGTGCTCGGGACGCATCGGCAGTCACCGTTCTATGCCGCGCGGCCGTACACCGAAATCGTCGGCGACGATCAATATCTGCGCCTGCTGTTCTGCTGGGGTTATGGCCCGCTCGCAATCGACGACATCAGGATCGGCGAGACGCCGCTCGCATCATTCGATGACGTCGAGATCCAGACCTATTCCGGTTATGTCTGGGAGCCGGCGCCGACGCTGTATCCGTCGCAGGTCGACGAGCAGGCGCTCTCGATCGACCTTAAATCCGTTGACAGCTGGCAGAGCCGCCTGACCGCGCCGGATACGACCGAGATCTCGCTCGACTTCCTGGCGCCGGAGGGGATTTTCCAGGTCAACAAAGAGACCGGCAATTTTGATCCGTTCCAGGTGCGGATCGATTTCGAATATCGCCCGGTCGGCAGCGGGCCGTTTTTCCCGCTGGGCACGCTGACCTTTGGCCGCTCGACCAGCCCGGCGCGGCTCGGCACGCGCGCCGCCGTTGCTGTCGGGCAATACGAGGTGCGCGCGCGCAAGGTCACCGACGACACCAACAAAGAGAACATCAAGGAAGCCGTCACCTGGACCGCGCTGCGCTCGATGCGGACGGTCGCGCCGTTGAATTTTCCGCAGCCGCTGGCGCTGACGGCGCTGCGCATCAAAGCGACCGGCCAGCTTAACGGCGTCGTCGCGACCTTGAACGGGATCTGCAGCTCGCGCGTCAAGGCCTGGAATGGTGCGGCCTGGGTCGACAATACCGTGTCGCAATGGCCGCCGGATCTGTTCCGACACGTGCTGCAGGGTCCGGCCAATGCGCGGCCGGTCGCCGACGCTGGCATCGATCTCGAAGGCCTGCAGGAATGGTCGGCCTATTGCGTCGCCAACGGCTTCAAATTCAATCAGGTGCTGACCGCGGCCGGCTCGGTTTATGACAAGCTCGCCGACATCGCCGCCGCGGGCCGCGCCGTCGTCACGTTCGTCGACGGCAAATGGGGGGTGATCTGGGACCGGCCGGCCGATTCCATCGTGCAGCATTTCACGCCGCGCAACTCCTGGGGGTTCCAGGGGCAAAAGCCCTATGCGCAAAAGCCGCACGGCTGGCGCGTCGCTTTCATCAATGAGGCGAACGGCTACACGCAAGATGAGCGGATTGTCTATGACGACGGCTATGACGAGACCAACGCGACGCTGTTTGAGGGCCTGCAGTTTCCCGGCGTTACCGATCCGGACCAGATCTGGAAGCTCGGCCGGTTCCATCTCGCGCAGTCGCGCCTAAGGCCGGAAAAGATCAGCCTCAACGTCGGCTGGGAACACCTGGTCTGCACGCGCGGCGATCGCGTGCGCGTCACCCATGACGTGCTGCTGATCGGCCTTGCCGCCGGCCGTATCAAGTCCATTGCCGGCCAGGTGGTGACGTTCGACGAGCAGGTCACGATCGAGGCCGGCAAGACCTATGCGATGCAGTTTCGCATCGCCGCCGATGCCAGGATCGTCGATCGCGCGGTCGACGAGGCGACCGCGGCCGGCGATTATTTCAGCCTGACCCTGGTCGGCGATCTCTCTGGCCTCGCCGCGGGCGACCTGTTCGGCTTTGGCGAAAGCGAGCGGGTGTCGGCAAATTACCGCGTGCAGGGGATCAAGCATCAGAAAGACCTGGTGGCGACGCTGACGCTGGTCGACGATGCGCCGGAGATCTCGCAGGCCGACCAGGGCGAGATCCCGGCCTATGATCCGCATGTCAGCGTTCCCGCCGATCCGTTCGCGCTGCCGCCGCGCGATCTCACGTATCTCGAGGTCGTCGACGGCAAGGATGCCTCGGTGCGCGCGCTGGTGCGGCTGTCCTGGCAGGTGCCGCGGTTCGGTAACATCGCCTCTTTCGAGGTGCAGCAGCGCGACGACGACGCCGGCGGCGCCTTTGTCACGGTCGCGACCGTTCCGGCGCCGCAGACCACGGCGGACGTTGCGCTGATCTCGGCCGGCGTTTGGAGTTTTCGGGTTCGCTGCCTTTTCACGGATGGCACGGCCTCGGATTGGGCTTCGCTGATCGGCCTGCAGCTAGCGGGGCTGTCGAGCGCGCCAGGTGACGTCACCAACCTGCATATCCGCACGCTGGACGGCCAGACCGTGCTGGACTGGACCACGGTCGTCGATCCGCGCACCATCACTTACGAGATCCGCAAGGGCACCAGCTGGGACACGGGGCTGGTCGTCGCCGATGCCGTTGCGCAGCCGCCCTGGGCGGTGACGGGCGATGGCACCTATCACGTTCGTGCCTATGTGCTGTCGCCGTTCGGCGTCAGGATCTACAGCGCGGCGACCACGTCGATCACGGTCGCGGACTCCGTGATCGCGCGCAACATCATCGTCAGCAGTGACGAGCAGGCCGCCGGATGGCCCGGCGGCCTCGAGGGCGGCGTGATTTCGGGAAGTTTTATCAAGACCGATCCGAGCGGCAGCATCTCGGAAGCGTGGGCGGCCGAGATCGTCAGCCAGCTCGAGATCGATGGTTTGCACATTGCGATCTATGTGTCGCCGACCACGGTCGATATCGGCCGCGCTGCCGAGTGCCGGTTCTGGACGTTGTTCGAGGCGTCCGGCGTGCTGCAGGGCGACTCCTTCCTGCCTCAAACCGATGTGCTTGGGTCGCAGGACATTCTCGGCACCTCGCCGACGCGCTATATCGAGGCGTTTCCGATCTGGCGCTTTGCCTCGATCGGTGACGTCGACGTGTTCGGTCCGTCCGACGTGTTCGCGCCGACCGATGTGTTTCACGCCGGCGTGGAATGGGGCGAGTGGGTGAGGATCGCGCAAGGCACGCGGGTGGCGCGGTTCTTTCAGCCTGGGTTCGTCCTGATCACAAGCCGCGAGGATACCGACGCGACAGGGACCAAATTCGAATGGTTCGTCGACGTCCCGGACAGAACCGACGACTACACCGAGTTGACGGTCCCTGACACGGGCCTGGCGCTGACCTTCTATCCCGGCGGCTATGACCAGGCGCCGACGCCTGGCGTCGCGGCTTTGCCGTTCGCCGGCGGTCCGAATGGCGCGACCGTGCCGCACGTGCAGCGCGCGATTGTCGGCAGCACCGATGGCGATGAGGTCAAGATCACGGATCTCACGCTGACAGGTTGCACCGTCCACGTCGTCAACGCCGGCGCCAACGTCACGCGCGGCGGCGTCAACCTGCTTGTCAGAGGCTATTAAGAGGAATTCCAGATGAACATTCTTCGCAATACGGCCGTGATCGCGGCAGTAGCCGGCGCCCTTGCTGCCTTCGCGCTGAATACGCTGGTCAGTCCAGCGCGTGGCGTCCAGAACGAGCTGGTGCCGCCGACCTCCGGAATCTTCACGGGCGTTCAGTACAGCCAGAAGCTCGGCGACGCCTTCCGCTCGCTGGCGAGCTGCAACAAAGGGGCGACGGCGCCGGCCAACGTCAACGGCTCGGCGGTCGATGGCCTTTGCTGGATCGACGATTCAGGCTCGCCCTGGGTGGTCAAGCAGTACGTCAACGGCGGCTGGGCCGTGACCGGCTATCTTGATCCGTCGAACAGCACGTTCGCCGGCCTGGTTGGCGGCGGCCTCGGCACGATTGCTGCCGCCGCGATCACGGATCTCGGCAGCGTCGCGCAGGCCAATGTCACCATCAGCGGCACGACGACGATCAGCGGTTTCGGTGCTTCGGCGCCGGACGGCACGGTCAAGTTTATTCGCTTCGCCGGCGCGCTCAAGCTGACCAGCGCGGCCGCGCTGGCTATCCCGGGCGGCTACGACCTCACCACCGCCGCCGGCGACCGTGCCGTGGTGACCCATCTCGGCTCCGGCAATTGGGAAATTTCCCAGTATACCCGTGCCAATGGTGTGCCGGTCGACGCATCGGCGGTCGGCAAGCCGGACTTCACCTTTGCGGATCTGCCGCCGTTGCATCTGCGCGGCGACGGCAGTGCGGTGTCGCGCGCGACCTATCCGGTGCTGTTCGCCAAGCTGACGCGGGCGCAGAACGGCACGCGCGTCTCGGGCAATGCCACCATCACGGGGATCGCGGATACGACCGGGTTCGGGGCGGGCATGCCAGTCGAAGGCACCGGCATCGGCGCTGGCTGCACTATCGCCGGCTTTATGGCCAATACGTCGATCACGCTCAATTCGAGCGCGTGCGTAACTTCGTCCGGCACTTCGACCGTGACCGTGTTCAAGACCGGCTATGGGTCGGGCGGAGACGCGACGACCGTCGGGCTGCCAAATTGTCAGGGCCGAATGATTGCGGGCCGCGACCCATCCGGAACGAATATCAGCAGTGCAGGCTCCGGGATCGATGCGGGGGCCTACAACTCGTTCGGTGGCGGGCAGAACGGTTCTATTGCGCAGAACCAATTGCCGAATGTTGCCCCTACCATAACCGTTGATGCGTCGACCGCTCGTTGGAATACTGTGGCTGCGACCGGAACCTCGGCTCAATCCGGCAGCAGTGGATCATTTGGTTATGTTTCGTCGCTGTTCGATGGTGGCGCGAGCGGCGGAGGCGTCACCAACTATGCGTCTAAGCCCGGGCTCTTCGCAGGCAGCATCACCGCAGCCGCGACGTCGATCAATGGCGGTGTGACGCAGCAGGCATTCAACAAGATGCCGCCGACCTTGATCGCGGATTGTGTCGTCCGCGTCACGCCCTGAGTTTTTCGCTCCTCCACGCCAGAGAGTTTATCCGATGAAACTGCAACGCCTCTTCGGCGCGATCGGCGCTGTCATTCTGTCTGCCTCGGTTGCGCTTGCCGCCGAACAGTCGAGCTATGTCGCGCCCGGCTCGGGTCCGATGTCGATGGCGACGTTCGTGACGAACTATCTCAATCCGGCGCTGCGTGCGCTTGCGGCCTGCCACAACGGCGCGAGCGCGCCGGCGAACGGACCGAGCGGTGCGCCGATGTCGTACCAGTTCTGGTGTGACACCACGACCAATCCCTCCGTCGTCAAGATGTACGACGGCGCCTCCTGGGTCGCGATCGGATCGCTCAATACATCGACGCACGCGTGGCTTCCGTACCTGACCGGTGGCACTTCGGGCGGCGTGCCGTACTTCTCATCGTCCGGGATCATGGGTTCGTCGGCGCTGCTGGCGCAATATGGGTTCGTTGTCGGCGGCGGTGCCGGCGGCGCCCCTGGGACGATCGCGGCCTGCACGGATGACCAGGTCGCGTTCGGCCGGACGAGCAACAGCCCGGTATGCCGTACCGTCACCGGCGATATCACCTTTGCGAGCGGCGTCGCGGCGATCGGCGCCAACAAGGTCACCAACGCGATGCTGCGCACGTCCGGCGCACTGGCCGTCGTCGGGCGTTCCGCCAACTCGCCCGGCAACATTGCGGATATCCAGGCGACGGCGTCGAGCGATGGCGTATTGCGCGAGAGTGGGGGCTCCATCGGCTTTGGCACAGTTGCGACCGGCGGTATCGCGGACAATGCGGTGACCAATGCCAAGCTGGCGACCATGGCCGCTAACACCGCCAAGTGCAACGCGACGGCCGGATCTGCGGTGCCAACGGACTGCAACGCATCCACGATGCGGAGCAACATCGGCGTGGTGATCGGGACCAATGTCGAGGCATGGGATTCCGATCTCGATTGCCTCGCTGCGCTGTCGACGAGCGGCATCATCGGCCGTACCGGGGCCGGCACCTGCGCGACACGGACCATCACGGCACCGGCGGCCGGGATCACCATCAGCAATGGCGACGGCGTCTCTGGCAATCCGACGCTGGCGCTGGCGAACGACCTGGCTGCGCTCGAGGGGCTCTCCTCGACCGGAATCGCGCGCCGCACCGGCACTGATACCTGGTCGGTGGGCAGCGTCGTGACGGTGGCCGAGGGCGGTACCAACTGCACCTCGGCGTCCGGCGCCTGCCTCGACAACATCACGGGTTTTGCCTCGACCGGCCTGATCGCCCGGACGGCCGCCGGGACTTATGCGGCTCGGACCGTCGCCGGGACCACGAATGAGGTCTGCGTCACCAATGGCGATGGCGCCTCCGGCAATCCGACGCTCGGGATCTGTGCCGGCTGGTTGTCGACCGCGCACACATGGTCGGCCACGCAGACCTTTGCGGCGCCGATCACAACCGGCCTGGCCGATGTCCAGGGAGCGATCAAGTACTCGACGCAGACGGCGCCGAGCCAGATCACGGCCGACCAGAACAACTACAACCCGTCCAGCGTCATCTGCGGCAGCACGACCACGCTGCTGATCAACTCAGACGCGCCACGCAACATCACTGGCCTCGCGGGCGGCGTCGCCGGCTGCGAAATGGTGCTGATCAACAATGGCTCATTTGCCATCACCTTGAAGGAGCAGAGTGCGTCCTCGACGGCGGCGAACCGTTTCAACACCGGCGGCGATATCGCGTTGGTCAGCAACGCAGGGGTGACCCTGCGCTATGATGGTGCGGCCTCTCGCTGGCGCATGACCGCGCTCGCGAGCTCGGGCGGCGGCTCGGGGACGGTGACGCAGGTCGTCTGCGGCGCCGGCCTGACCGGCGGCACCATTACGACGAGCGGCACCTGCGCGGTCGATTCGTCGCCTTACATCGGCATGATCGATTGGGTCGCCTACACGCGCGTGCCGGTCAACTATCTCAAGGCGGATGGCACGGCAGTTTCTCGCACGACCTATTCGGCGCTGTTCGCAAAGCTGGTTTATGCCTCGACCATCACCATCACGATCGCGTCGCCAGCGGTCGTGACTTGGAACAGCCACGGCCTCTCGGCCTGCGATCCGGTCAAGTTCTATACCAGCGGCGCGCTTCCGACTGGCATCACGGCGGGCACCGCCGGAACAGGCGGGACAGTATATTACGTCCAGGCCTCCGGCCTTACGACGAACACGTTCAAAGTCTCGACGTCCTGCGGCGGTAGCGACGTCAACACGTCGGGTTCGCAATCCGGCACGCATACGGCCGTCAACGCGCCTTGGGGCGACGGCGACAACTCCACCACGTTCAACCTGCCGGATTTGCGCGGCGAGTTCGTTCGCAATTGGGATAACGGCCGCGGCGTCGATAGCAACCGCGGCTTTGGCCTCGATCAGCTCGACGCGATGCAGGGCCATATCCATACGCCTTCATGGGGCGGAAATCGTATGTATACGCCTGATACGAACAACGGCACGGCCGCCGCCTCCGGCGGGCCTCCTGGGGCGCGATCACTGCGACGATCGGCGCGCCGGCGACGGATGGCACCAACGGCACGCCGCGCACGGCAGCCGAGACCAGGCCGCGCAACAATACGCTGATGGCGATTATTCGCTATCAGTAAGTTGGTGGCAGTCTCGCTAGACCGACGGTGCATTGCTTGGGAGCATCTTCGGCTCAGCTGTGCGTGCTAGCAAAAGGTTTCCCAGACGTATCATTGGGCGTTCGATCAACAGAAATGTGACGGACGACATGGCTGTTGCCAGGATGACTGTGCCGGTGAGCAAGACGATGAGCTTGGCCGCGCCCTCGAAATGATCTGCGATCGGTTGCGCATGTCCGATCGCAAGCCATTGGAGGATATAGATCGAGAAGCTACAGCGGCCGATCCACGAAATGGCGGGATTTATCAGGATGCGGCCGGCCCCGTTCGCCATACAAGCTGCGACGATCGCGAAGAAGCCCCCGAACGCGGGGAAAAGATGGGGCTTATAAACCGAAGAAAAGGCCGCCCCGCAGAGCGCCGACCAAAAGATGATCTCTAATTGCACTCTGCGCAGCTTCGCAAAGCCAGGGATCAAGAAGAAGCAGAGGACGCCCTCGGCGAAGACGACAAACTGCGAGGGAAAAGTGAACTGGTTAAAGACCCAGAGTTCATCGCGGGAAGCGTCCGGGTAGACCAACGGTAAATATTTCATGCCTGCGTAGCGCCATAGCACTGCAACCAGCGCTGCTGCGACGAGGAGCATGGTAGCGCGCTTGGCCGATGTGACCGTGGCAGCGAGCACCGGGAATACGAGATAGAACGCCGCTTCTGCGCAAATGGACCATCCGCCGGGCACGATCGGAGCGAAGAGCCAATCGGGCCGCGAGGCCTGCAGTAGCAGTGCTGCGGCGACGATCTGCCAATCGACCGGCCCGCTCAGATAGAGCGGGATGGAGAGCCAGAACATCGGCAGGATCCGAAAGGCTCTGCGGATGAGGAAGGGACCGGCGCCATCGTTTCGGTGATGCCAGCTCAGCATCAGGGTGAGCGCGGAGACAACGAAGAACAGCTGCACCCCGCGTGCACCGGCTGCCACCGGTGCGTCCGGAAAGCCACTGACTTGCCCCGTGTGGACCAGCAAGACGCCGAGCACCGCGTAGCCGCGCAGCGCGTCAATAAAGGCCAGCTTTTTCAACGAAATCGCCCCCCACCGTTTGGGGCGCGAACATAGCAATCCACCTGCGGCGGCGCAAACCCGCGCGTGTCCCATCCCCAGCGTTCAACCCTTGGAGGTTCCAATGACCTACAGCCTGACCTGGCTGCCCGGCGTGCTGCGCGATGCCGGGCTGGAAGTGCTCGAGCATCCCGGCTGGCAGACCCGCGGCCATGGCGACATGGGCAAGGTGCAGGGCGTGCTGTGTCACCACACCTGCGGCCCGCTGCACGGCGATCTCCCCGATATCAATGTTCTGGTCGACGGCCGTCCGGATCTCGGCGGTCCGCTCTGCAACATCGGCCTGGGCCGCTCCGGCAAGGTCTACATGATCGCGGCCGGCAAGGGCTGGCACGCCGGCGCCGGCTCCTGGCAGGGCGTGACGGACGGCAATTCGCATTTCATCGGGATCGAGGCCGAGAACACGGGCGAGACCAAGGGGCCACGCGCCGAGGCGTGGCCCGACGTGCAGATGCAGGCCTATATGCGCGTCTGTGCGGCAATTGTGGAGCATATCGGGGTCGGCGTCGCCATGGTCGCCGGCCACAAGGAATATGCGCGGCCGCTCGGCCGCAAAAATGATCCGAGCTTCGACATGGTGATGTTCCGCGCCGGCGTCGCGCGGCTGCTCGACAAAAGGCCGCTACCGGCACTGGGGCCGTCCGCGCGCGCCGGCGTCGTCAATATCGACGGCCTCAACGTGCGCTCCAATGCCTCGGCCGGATCAACCATCGTCGGCGTGCTGTTCAAGGGCGATCACGTCGAGATCGCCGCCGAGATCATGAACGGCGACAGCAAATGGCTGCGCATCGCCGGCGGCTATGTCGCCGCGCGCTTCGTCGACGTCGCGGCGTCCTGATGCGGACCGCGGTACTCCTGCTTGGTCTTTCCTTGATTGCCGGCGGCATCATTGCCGCGATCGGTCTGCCCGCGGTCGCCATGATCGCCGGTCTGTGCTGTCTCGCCGCGTTCCTCTTGCTCTGAGCCCGGCCCGAACCGCTGGCGCGACGGCTTCGCGCATCACCTGACAAATCGGAGGTTTTGAAGATGTGGCTTCCCACGCAAGCCCAGGTCAATGCGTTCACGCGCAACCTGGCGAGCGGCGCCGCCGGCGCCGTTCTGATGCTCGGTCTTGGCTCCAAGATCGACACCGCGGCCCTGACACAGGCGATCGCCGCGGCAGGCGCTGTCGTCAATGACGTGGTCGTCCTGATCACGATGGCGACGCCGATCATCGCAGGGCTCTATGCCTCACGCACGGCCAATCCCAAGGCGCAGGCGGCCGCGGTCGGGGCCAGTGCCTCGACCATCGTCGAGCCCGGCGCTGGCGGCACCGCCACCATCAAGGTGCTGGATCCCGACATGGCCAGGGCTGCGCTCGATGCGCAGCGGCAAGGGTAGGGGGCATCCATGCTGAAACGCATCCTGATGGTGGCCAGCCTCGCGCTTACGCTCGGCGGCTGCGCGCAATGGCAGGCGATCGAGCAGAAAGTCTCGACCGTCGTCAGCGCGGTGTCCGGTAGCACCGTCAATCCGCAGGCCGTGCTGGTTGCCTCGAACATCTTCGATGGTCTCGAGGTGACGGCGACCAACTATCTGCGATTGGCGAAGTGCAATGGCACTACGCCGGTCTGCCGTGATCCGTCGGCGACCAAGGTCATCATCCCGGCCGTTCGCTCCGGTCGGGTCGCCCGCAACAACCTGCAGCAGTTCTTGAAAGACCATCCGGGCGAACTCGGCCCGCGCGGCCTTTACGACGCGCTGCAGGCGTCGATCGCCACGCTGCAGGCGGCCTACGCCAAATACGAGATTGGAGGTGCGTCTTGACCGCGATGCTGACAACGATCCTGAGCCTGATCTCCGCGCTGGTCCCGGCCGGCACCAACGCCGCGCTGATCGAGAAGATCGTCGCGGCGCTGATCCAGATCGTGCCCGTGGTGGTGAAGGAATATCAGGACCTGGTCCCGATCGTCCGCAACATCATCGCCGCGCTGAAGGCCGATCCGTCGACCACGGCGGCGCAGCTCGAGCAGCTGCAGGCCCTCGAAGTGCAGTGGGACGCCGAATTCGAGGCGGCGGCAGCCGCCGCGACCGCCGAAGACGGCGCGAGCTGACGACGCTCGCCGCGGCGTCGGTCGGACGCCGCGGCGATCCCTTTGTTTTGCCACCGCGCGGGGCGGGAATTCAGCATGCAGGAATGGACAATCGCCATCTCGGCGATCGGGCTTGCCGTCGTCATTCTGTCGAGTGTCGTCGGGCTGGTCTGGAAACTCTCGCGGATCGAGCTTGCGCTGCGGTCGGAGGTCTCGATGACGGTCGCCGGCATCCAGGATGGGCACGCGCGCGAGATTGCAGAGATCAAAAGCTCGCATGCACGGGAGGTCTCCGAGTTACATGCCAAGGTCTACCAGATCGAGATCTGGGCGCGCGACGAGTTCGTGCGCAAGGGCTCGTTCGAGCTGGTGGTGGCGCGCATGGAGCGCGGCCTAGCCGACCTGCGCGGCGAGATCACCGGACGGCTCGACAAGATGACCGACAAGATCGACCACCTCGGGAGTAAGCCATGAGGCTCGTGCTTGTTGTGGCCGCGCTGATCGTCCCGCTGTCTCGGCCTGCGGCCGCCGAAGTGTGCGTCGCCTCGCAATACGGCGTCGGTGACGGCTATCACGGCCGCCGCACCGCTTCGGGCTCAATCTTCAACACTTATGCGCGCGAACCCTACACCATCGCGCGGCCCTCGCGCGCCGATCTCGGTCGGCGCTTTCGCATCACGAATTTGCGCAATGGCGCTTCGATCGAGGCGCTCTCGACCGACCTCGGGCCGTTCATAGCCGGCCGATGCGTCGACCTCGGCCGCGCCGGCGCCGATACACTTCAGATTGGTGGGCTCGGCCTCGTGCGCGTCGAGCGGCTGGACTGAATTGGCATCATGTCCTCAATCGGCGAAAACTACCACGTCGATTTCAACGCGAGCTAGCCAGCGCGCGGCAGTAAAAATCAGGACCGCCGCGCGGGCGCGCAAGATTTGTCCGGCGTTGCGCAATTTTTCAACTTTGCAGCCTGAAGGTCGACCTTTTCGGTGGGCACATAGGCCTGCCGTTCGCATTCTTCCGAAATGGCGGATAGCCGGGCACCCTTGAAGGTGTCCCCTTCATAGAACACGGAGTAGGGAGAAGACGGCTTGCCAGCGGTGGGTTTTGCCTCTCTCAGGCAGACAAAAGATGAGCCCAGACCGAGATTGGTTTTTCGGAGCGAGGATGTTTCGATTGGGCCTTGCAGGTGCGCGTCATCTGCAGCCTGGGCAATCCCTTCCCGCAAAGTCTTATCTGATAACGACGTTTCGTGCGGGGCCTCGGGCGTCGGCAACGAGGTGTCTGCCCAAATTGAAGAACAGCCTGACAGGAGCAAGAATAGAAGGGGGACGAAGCGCATTGGCACACTGAGAGATTGGGCAGCCGGTAGCCTATACGGGAACTAACCCGGTGCGGCAACGGTGGCTCGGTCAAGATCCAATTATTGTGAACGTCGCGCCGTGACACGCGGCGTGTGAGGGGCGCCCGCAATATGCCCCGAAGTCGGAAACCTGCCAGCGTCGTGCGGCTCTTTCCTCGAGCTGGCATCACGCGGCACCTGGCAGCGGCAGCGCGAGCTGCACATCGAAGCGCCTGGTGGTGTTGGCGGCGATGAAGTCCTGCAGCGCGGACGGGACCTCTGCGTCGGTATCAGTTGCGCGCCGCGCCAGCGCGTCAGCGACGTCGGATGTGGCGTCCCGTGACCAGCCTTCGCCCGGATTGAAGCACACAATCCGAACCGGATAGGCGTACTGGCCGGACAGGAGATGCCTGAGAATAGTCTCGAGGTCGGTGTCGGTTTCGTCGGTCTCGCGCCAGGCACAGCCGGCACGAGCGCCAAAATCCTCGAGGACCAGGTAGATGTCGCGGTCGAGCCGATCGGCCGGTACGATCGAGGGCGACGGACGCATACGCGTACTCCAATGCGAACGATGGCGGAGAGACAGCCCCGGCTTCAGGGGGGCTTACGGGGATAGGCCGGGGCCGCTCCGCCAGCTCGGGGCTGCGAGCCAGCGAGATTCTTACGCTGATCTGGGGGCCTTAGTTCCAGTGCTTCCGTCGAGCCTTTGTGCGAGTGAGTGGCGTCGCCCCGCTGGTCGGCCCCGCCCGTCTAGCCTGGCGGGCGTTCTATTGCGGCAGCTACCTCCAACCGATTTAATGGCGCCACTGAGAGGGAGAGAAACATGCAGAAATTGACAGCCGCTGTAGCGCTCGTCGCTGCCCTGGCACTTGCAGGATGCGGGAGAGATCCCGGACCGAAGGGCGATCCCGGGCCACAAGGTCCCGCCGGCCCGCAAGGCGCCCAAGGTATTCAGGGCGTCCCTGGTCCTCAAGGAGCAGTCGGCGCTCAAGGTCCACAGGGATCTCAAGGGCCGAAGGGCGATAAGGGGGACCAGGGCGGGCCTAACATCCGCGCAGTGCAGGCTGATGGCGCGGTCAACTGCGACAGCAGCGAAACGCTTGTTTCTGTGTTCTGCCCAAGCGGCGGCGGCGCGGACGGCGCAAAGTGTGGGACATCACCAACGGTTGGGCTCTGCTTAAAGAAGTGAGCGGTTACTCCCCGCCGGCTCACAAGGTCGGCGGGTTTTTCTTCAATCTGGCGGTTCTCCCACCGTCAGGCTGGCTCTGCGCGTCGCTGGCGACGTGGATGTCGGTAATGTTGCTTTACTGACGCGGAACCAGAAGCCGGACGTAAGTCCCGCTCTCATGCAGGTCGAGCCAGCCTTTCTCGACCGCGTAGCGGATGCCGGCGCCGAATTCCGCGCCTGTGCCCTTGCAGCCGTTCTTTGAGAGGAACGGCCCGTTGATCTTCTCGATGTGAATCCGCCCGTTGATTGGCTCGATGCCGGCGGCGAGCTCGAGGAGCTTGCGCGCGGCGGCTTGCGGATCTGCGAAGGGGCGGGGCTCGATGTGCTTCATGCGCTGGCGCCGGCGAGCTTGTCGCGCTCGACGCGAGCCAGTTCCTTGGCCCTGGCTTCAGCCTCGCGGCGCGTCAGCAGGTCCTGCTGAAGTCGCCGGCCGGGCAGGTCGTCCCAGTAGAAATAGACGCTCGGTCGGCCGTCGGCGAAACGGACCTCATAGCTGCCGGTGTCGGGAACGGCTTCGTGCTTCTTGATGGTGATGAGCGCGGTCAT